TTGAATCTAGAGGGGAATATCATGACCACATAACTAACCTATTTGAACAGAAAAGGCATTGTGCATACTTCAATGTTTGCTTTCACTCGGTCCGCGACCCGCTCGAGGTCCTTGTTCCAGGCCTGGGTGGCCTTCCCGGCGGACTTCAGCTTTCGTTCGACGGCTCCCACGTCGAAGTACTCGACCTCCTTCACCTTCCCCCTGATCTTCACCTTCTTCGTCTTCCGGCCGGCCGATCCGGCGTCGGAGGGGGAGAACAGGGATCCGGACTGCGGGTCGTAGCGCCAGTCGGTGACGGACCCGTTGGCGTTCCACTCGATGCTGGAGGGGTTGCCGCCGAGTCGGCCGACGATCTCCTCGGTGATCGCGCGGGAGCGGACTCGTTTCGACCTGGCGAAGGGGACGTAGCCCTCGCCTTCGGTCTCGTCCTCGGCCCACACTCTCCAGGTGCCGCCGCGGGCGATCTGCGCCACGTGGTTCTCGGAGCCAGAGGCGAAGTGGCGGACACCGCCGCGCTGAATGCCGCCGTCGGCGTAGTAGTCGAACACCCCGCCGTCGGCGTTGTTCCGGGCGTTGGCCGCCTGCCTGCGCAGCGCGTCGGCCAGGCTGGAGGAGGTGGAACTGACGGTCTCGTTGATCGTGACGTGCCGGGTGGTGATGGTGATGTTTCTGTTCTGGAGACTGTTGATTGCTCCAGCCAGGGCGGTCACGTTGGCCTGTGGGGTGCCGGTGGGGGCGGTGATGACGACGTTCTTGCCCTTGGTGTCACGGATCTTAAAACCGAGCAGTTCCAGCTGCTCGCGGGCTGCCGCCGTGGGCGCGGACATGGTGATCGTCTTGCCCTTGGTGGTCGCCACCTTCTCCTGCACGGTTTGCAGGTCCTGGATGGTGTCCAGGGTGTCCGCGTTCAGGGTGATCGTCTTGTCGTGGATGCCGTCCCGGGTCTCCTGAAGGGCGTCCAGCTTGCCCTGCGCGCTTCCCGTCTCGGCAGCCACCTCGAACCGGCCGTCGGGCAGTTCGGTCACCGTGAACCCGAGGGACTCCAGAAGGGTTACCGCGTCGCTGGTGAGGGCATCCACCTTCACGCTCTTGGCGTTCGGGGTCTCCTCGATCTTCTGGATGACCGCGTCCAGTCCGGCGACGGCGTCCTCGGTACGCATCTCCAGCAGGGTGGACTTCTTGTCCGGGATCTTCAGGTAGGAGTCGGCGAGGGCCTCGGCCTGCTGGCGGGTCAGGCCCATGTCGTCGGCGGCCTTGATGAAGGTGTCCCGGCCCTCCTGGTACACGCCGTTGACGTACTTCCAGGACTTGCCCTGATCGCGCGCGGCCGTCGCGGCCGCGTCGGTGTTCGCAGCCAGCGCGGAGAGGACCTTCTCCGCGTCGCGGGCCTTTCCGGTGCCGAGGTCGAGCTCACCGTCGCGCATCTTCAGCACGCCGGCGTGCTCCTTGGCCGCCTTCGTGGCGTCGTCGATGGACTGCTCGAACGCGGACATCGCCGATCCGGCCGCCCGGTTGACGTCGTTGAGCGCGACGATGGACTGCCGCAGGCCGTCGGCGGAGGCTTTCTGGGCGTCGAGTTTGCCCTTGGTGGCGATCGCCTGCTGCCCGAACACGCCCATGCCCAGCGCGGCGAGCTCCTGTTCGGCCTTCAGGGCGGCGACGGCGTCCTGGTACTTGGGGAACTGCTCGTTGATCTCCTTGGTGGAGTAGCCGGCCTCCTTCAGGGCGGTCTTCATCATGTCGAAGTCCTGGGCGGCCTGCCGGGAGTAGCCGGAGGACGCCATGGACGCCAGGGCCTCGTCCAGTCCCTTGAAGTCGTCCTCCAGGGCGCTGAGGGAGTCCTCGCCGTCGCGGAAGTCGTCGAACAGCTTGTAGGCGGAGCGGCGCAGGTCGTCGAGGGCGGAGATGCCGTGCTTGCCGAAGCTGTCGACGTACTCCTCTTGGTCCTTGGTCGACTGCTCGAGCTGCTTGAACTTCTTGACCAGGCCGTCGACGCTGCCGAACGTCTTCTTCAGTTCGCCGGTGAACTCCCCGGTCCGGTAGAGGTTCTTCAGGCTGGTCGTCAGGCGGTCCACGTCCGGCGGGGCACCGCGGGCGCTGTCGGCGAGCCGGTCGATACCGATCGCGGCGATCGCGAGGACACCGAGGCCGACGGCGGCTTTCTGCGCGCGGGTCATGCTGGCGGCGGTGGCGCTCAGGGTGGTGCCGACGCCAGCGGCGCGCATGACGGCGAAGTAGGCGGCCAGTCGTGTCACCGCGCCCGCCGACGCTGCTGTGCCGACCAGGCCGATGCCGAGGGAGAGGAGTTTCAGGGCGGCGTAGGCCTGGATGAACGTGGACAGGGCCTCGTCGGGGATGGCGTTGATCAGGTCGGCGACGACGTCGATGGCGCCGAGGACGGACACGCCCATGTCGGATGCGGCGACCAGCAGGTTCAGGCAGGCGCGGGCGATGCTGCTGAGGGTGTCGGCGACTTCCGGTCCGACTTCGTGGGCGAAGTCGAAGAACTCCTCGAGGTCGCTGTTGACCTGACCGGTGTCGAGGGCTTCGGTGAAGTCGACCAGGCCGCTTGTCATGCGGGCCAGTGCGCCGGAGGCGGTTTCGTCCAGCTTCTCGACGAATCGGTCGAAGCCGGGGGTCTGCATGCCGCCTGCAGCGACGTCGAGGAGGTGTTCCAGCTCGCCCGACATGCCGCGGACCATCGGGGTGGCCCTGGGCAGTGCGGCGGTGAAAAGCTGCAGGCTCTTGGTGACGACGGGCATGGTGTCGTCGGACAGTTCGTCCGACCAGTCCCGGTAGTCCTCCTTCAGCACGGTCAGCGCGGCGGCGGCCTCCCGGGTGGCGGGGGTCATCTCCTTGAGGATCTGCTGCTGCGCGAGCTGCGCCTTGGCCGCCTCCTGGGAGCCGCGCCCGTGCTCGCGGACCGCTTCGTCGTACTTCTTCTGCGCTTCGGCCGCCTCGGTGAGCTGTGCGACCTGGGAGGCGATCGCGAGGCCGTAGGCGATCGTTCCGGCGCCTGCGGCGGACAGGCCGACGGCGATGGGGGCGAGGGACGCTGCGATCGGGATGAGGGCGGTGGCCAGGCCGATCGCGGCCATCATCAACTGGCGGGTGCCGCCGGAGGAGCGGTTCGCGGCCTGGTTGAGGGTGCCGATGCTGCCGTGCAGCCCGCCGAGGCGTCCGGAGACGCGGGTGACGGAGCCGTCGAGGTCGTCCATGTCGCTGCGCAGGGTGCGGGCGCGGGTGGACAGGCCGTCGAGGCGACTGTCGAGGCTCTGCGCGCGCCGGTCCAGGCCGCGCAGCGCGGTGTTGGTGCGGCGGGCGCTGTTGGTGAGGTCGTCGAGCTGGCGGGCGGTGATGCGGGCGCGGGCGGCCAGGGACAGCAGGGCGCGCGCGGTGTCCTGTGCGGCGTCGCGTACGGAGTTCAGGGCGGTGGCGGTGGCGGCTGAGCGGGCGGCGATGTTGCCGTCGTCGAGGCTGATACGGACTCGGATGTCGCGGTTGACGCGCTGCAGGTGACGGGCGACGCGTTCGGCTTCGTCGGCCAGGCGTCGCAGGTCCCGGGCGGTGGTGCGGGACTGGCCGCCCATCCGGCCGAGTTGGTCCCGTGTGGTGGTGGCGGCCCGGCCGAGCTGGGTGACCGACCGCTGTGCGTTCTGCGCGCTGACGTGGTTGGCGTCGACGGTCAGGGGGATCGTGATGCGCCCGCCGGATCCGGCGCGCTGGATGGCGGCGCGGACCTGTGCGCGCAGCCGGGCGCCGTCCACGGACAGTGGCACGTTGATGCGGTTTCCGGTTCCGGCCTGCTGGACGGCGCTGCGTACCTCGGAGCGGAGGCGGGAGGCGTTGACGCGGACGTTGAGGTCGATGCGGCGGGCTGCGTCCGCGCGCAGGGCTCGGATCTCGCGGCGGACGGCGGCGATGTCGCGGGTGAGGGCGCGCGCGGACTGGGCGTCCTGGCGCAGGGTGCGGCCGAGGGAGGAGCCGCGCGCGTCGAGCCGTACGGACAGGTTCCACTGCGTCACGGTCTCCCCCTTTCTGGGTGGCTAGTGGTGGGTGTTCTGGGTGCGGGCGAGGGTCATGGCGGCGTGGACGCTGGTGGGGATCAGCAGGACCTTCACGCCGTGCCCTTCGTCGCCGGTGGGGACGGTCTTCTGCCGGTCGGCGATGATCTGGCAGCCGATGCAGCGGTGCGTGATCGCGGTGTAGGCGTCCTCGTCGCCGCCGGATGCTTCGTCCCACTCATCAGGTCGGGTGCCGCAGCCGGGGCAGACGGTGCGCTGGTAGGCGGCGTAGGCGAGTGCCTTGCGGCGGTCGAGACGGGTCCAGGTGCCGTCGCCGTGGCCGCGGAACACGCTGTGGGGGATGCCCCAGCGGTCGCAGAGTTCCATCTCGGCACGGAAGGCGGCATCGTGGATCAGCCTTTTCCCAGGTCGGACCGGTTGCGGTGCTGGATGCCGTAGGCGGCGGACCACAGGGCGCGGGAGTCGGCGGCGGACCACTCGCTCATGCAGGCGGCGGCGTACTCCAGCGGCATGCCGTCCAGGGAGGCGGCGGCGATGACGGCGGGCGCGAAGTCGTCCATGTGGAACTCCTCGCCCTCTGCCTCTTCCTCCTCGTTGGCCGGGTGCTCACGCTCGATGGCTGCCAGCTGCTTGCGGGGCAGGGCCCTGAACCGCAGGGTGACCGCGCGCTCGTCGTGCGCCGCCTGAGCGGCCGCGAGCTCGGTGCGGGCCGCCTCCACCCGGCGTTCGGCCGCCGTGGTGTCGGCCCCTTCCTCGCCCGCTTCCTTCAGCCGCACTTCGGCGCTGGCGAGTTCGGCCTTGGCCTGCCCGAGGCGGACGCGCAGGGTCTCGTCGTCGCAGATGGTGAAGGTGGCGATGGCGGGCTTGAGTCCGTCCAGCTTGCGCTGGAGCTCGTCCCAGGGCGGAGCGGGGCTGGTGCTGGTCATGTGCGGTCCTTGGGGTGGGAAGGCCCGGCCGGGCGCCAGAGCGCCCTTCCCGAAGCGGTGGGCCCGGCCGGGGGCATGAGGGGGCGGAGACCGGAGACGGGTCCGGTCAGGTCATCGCGGGCACGGTCTGGTTGAACGCCGGCCGGTCGGTGATGACGAACTGCACGGTGATCTTCGCGGCCTCGTTGTCGGTGGTGAACGCCTTGGAGTTGGAGGCGACCTTGACCGGGAAGACGTCGAGGCCCTTCGCGGCGGCGATGTCGCCCTTGGAGAAGATCGCGATGAAGCCTGCGGTGCCCTTGGCGAGGTCGGTCTCGATGTCGTCGAGGGTGGAGTCCTCGTAGAAGGTGAGGGAGCTGTCCGCCGCGCTGTCGTCGCCGTCGATCTTCGAGACGAACGTGGAGCCCATGTCGGGTGTTTCGATGGGCTGGTTCTCCAGCGACCATCCGTCGATCGCGCTGATGTTGTCGGTCAGGTCCGTCCCGCCCGTGATCTCCGCGCGGGTCGGCAGCAGCGAAGCAGAGGCGACGGTCGGCAGGAACATGATGCGAGTGAGGGTTTTCCGGTTGAACCGCATGGTGGTGGCCCCTTGTTACGGATAGGGGCCGAGCGTGGGGGCCCCTGCTACACGTGGTGGTGTGGCGGACACCCGAAAGGGGGTGTCGTCCGCGTGGGGTCCCGCCGCGGTGCGGTACATCTGCCGCCCGGTGCCGGGCGGTTGGCCTACGCCTGGGCTTCCTCCAGGTGCAGCCGGTAACGGATCACACTGGTGATGATTGCATCGTTCG